TATTGGTCAGATAGGCCGCGAATGTGATGTATTCAAATCGCATACTTCCGCAATCCCTTAGTCTTGCGCCATAACCTGCTGAATTCTTAGTGATGGTTACTGCTGTCCTGTCTGCGACATTTCCGCGTACCAAAACGCCTTTTGAATGTGTATTGACAAGCCAATACCCACCTGTTTCGCTTGCCATATTATACGAGCCATCAGCAAGTTGGAGAACACAACCGTTTGTTGCCAAAGCGTATGCGGCTGTTATTGTCTTCTTAGCCGTTTCGGGGGTTAATCCGTTACCTGTATCGTCGGCTTTGCTTGCATTCACGTAGTAAGTTGTTCCTGTGAATGTAATTGCAGATGCGGCACGTCTTACGGCTTCTGTTGTGTCACCATAATATAAATGGACTAAATTAGGAAAGTATCTATTAATATTAAAAAGGGGTGCAAGGGTTATCGCCGCGGCTGCATTACGGTAAAGCAATGTTTGCGCTTCGGCCGCCTGTGCATCCGTCTTAGCCTGCAAAGCATCATCTTTATAACCGCTTGTGTAATTCTTATCCTGCGTGACCTGTCCCGCCTTGGTGGTTGCGATGCCTGCCTGCGTAGTTGCAATTACGGCCTGTGCCTGTGAAACGCCTGCACTTGCTAAGGCTGCATCGGCATATCCTGATGCAAAGTTCTTAGCCGCAACGGACAAATCCCGTGCAGCCTCTGAAAGTCCTTGAGCAACAACAGAAGCATTTTTGGCAATGACTGAATCGTTCTTTGCTGTGATGCTCAAATCCCGTGCGGCCTCACTTAATCCTTGGGCTGTAACAGAAAGATTTTTTGCGGCTATCGAAGCGTCACGGGCTGCCTGTGAATCATCACGGGCATCCTCGGAAAGTCCTTGTGCGGCAATGCTTAAATCTTTTGCCGCGATGGAAAGGTCACGGGCTGACTCCGACAAACCTTGTGCCGTTTCAGATCCCGTCTTGGCAGTTTGTGCTAAAACACGGTCGGCACTTGCTGCATCTGCATAACCAGAGGCATAATTTTTGGATTGCAAGGCGGCTGCGGCACTTAGCCCAGCATTCGTTTCATGCGTTCCCGCACTTATGTCATGATTATGTGCGTTTGTTTCACTTATTCCTGCATTAGTCTCTGATGTTTTACTGTTCGTTTCTGATACATTGGCGGCGTCTTGCGAAACCTTTGCAGCGTTTTTGTAGATCAATGCGTTACCTTCCGACACCCCCGCATTCGTAGCGGCAAGCTCGGCGGCCACCTTTGCGGTATTAACGGCTGCGTTCCATTGTGCTTCAGTGCCCGTATATCCGTATTCAACAGCGATTTCATAAGCAGAAAGACCTTTAACGGCTTCGAGCAGCAGCGGGTCGGTAGTGGTCGCAAGCAGTGTGATTGTAACCCCAATAATCAGAGAGTAACCCGTATTTACAGACGTATCATTAAACGTACCATCGGATTCAATGAAATTAAGTTCACCAATCAGGGTTTTCCGTATGCCGAAACTTGAATCATCAATAGATAGATACAATTTCTGCATACCGTAATATCTTGCCGTTAGAACGGACGACATTTCAACACGAATAATCCCACCTACCAAAGTTGAGACCAAAAGTTCCGTGCCTAGATAGACATAGAAATGTTGCAAGTGGCTTTGGTCGTACTCTGTGTTAGGTCGGAAACCGATTGTAAGGCTATCGCCTTGAATAACTGTTTTTAGTATGCTCATAGCCATCCGATTTTATTGTAGGTTTTTTGTGGAAAATAAATCAAATTCTGCATTGTCAGATACCCTTTGCAGTCATCCCAAAGTTGCCCTGCATCGGCCAAACATTGATTGACCATGTTATTGATCTCTGCTGATGAAATACGTTGGAAGCCTTCGCCCGTGTGAGTAACAAAACCTGAAGGGGTATCCTTTGCGAAAGAGGAACGAATGTACCGTGCATACAGTAGATAGCACAGGACGTACTTTAATCCGTCAAAGGCGTACTCATAACCATCAGAGGCTGTATAAGTACCCCCAGCCATTAAAGTGGCGTAGGCGGTCGGATTCCTGCGTAATTCCTGGTAGAAGTAACTGCCCACATACCGAACCACGTCCGTAGCTTCGACCTCTCTTTGCAATTGCTCGAAAACGCCCGTATTATTTTTGTCCAGCGGTTTGATTCGCTGCTGGTCCGCTAACGTCCACAGTGCCATAGGATTTTTGTTTAATGTTAAAATTAGCGTTCCTTAAAACTTCATTATCAGAATGGGAAAATATGTCTTTCAGCCACTGAGAAATTGCTGAACGAATGTCAGAGGTTTGGGTGTTGAAGAAATTAAACGCTTCTGTAAAAGCTGCCCCAGACGTTCCGAACATGGTATTATCTGACGAGTCAATCAGAATTTTAGGAATAGCACAAACAGCCTTTCTAATATTGTTCGCCACCGATTGTTCGTAACTCTCGAAAATCTTATCGTCGATGTTCTGTTCAATCTTTTTCAGGTCGAACGTAGAGGATGCGATAAACTTACCTTCACTATCAAACTGTGCATCAGCTAAAAGTATTGAGCCTTGATGTTCACCGCCTTGGAATTTCTTCAGAACGGATTTAAAAGCGTCCTCGTCTGCCTTGTCTGTGTATTCTGTGTGGAAAAGTATGTACTTGGCAAAGAATCCCGTCCGTAATTCGCCATTTTTAAAGCTCGAAATCTGACTTTCGGTGTCTGCATCCTCAATTACGGGGTCAATAAACGACAACGGATAGACGTATTCATCATCCAAACGCATGAAAGCGACCTGACCCGTCCAGTTTTCCTGCTTAAATTGGTCTAAAACAACCTCTTTAATAGGGTTGTAAACGTCCAAAACCTTCACGTTCTTTGGTTTATAGCCTATTTTTGAGCCTTCCCACTCATCGCAAACGTGCACTTTGCCTGAATATCCTAAAGAATCAGCCTTGCCAAAGCGTCCATAACGGTAGGGTAGATGTTTTACGGCTGAAATTTGAGCGTTTCCAGTCCATTGAATCTCTAAAAAAGCCCCTTTGTGCTTGGAAATTGGGTCGGCTATCTGGGAAAGTAGTTTGTAAAGGGTCGTTTTGCCCATGAAATCAGAGTAAACGACAATGGAATTTAACGCAGTATCTTCGAATCCGTCCCCGATAATAAACTTCCGTAGCATTTCGACCGAAGTCTTAGCCGTAACGGACGAGTTGATTATGCGCTCAATGCGTTGAGGGTAGGCGTTATCTGAGCCGTTGTTAAAGATGCCTTTCTGGGGGTCTTTCTTAACCTCATTTCGTGGCGGAAGCTGGCTGAGTTCGAGCTTCATTTTTTTGCATTTTGCACAGGTTTTTTAACTTCTGCTATTGATTTTTCGACAACAGGAATAGAGCCGAACAAACGAATGTACAGACGTTCATCGGTTTTCAGAATTTCAGCTTTCTTTTCTTCAGACATTGTACGGTCGTAATACTGACCATTGTAATATACATCGTTGTGCATCGTGTTTCGGTTTTTGTAGTCCTCTCGAACATACGATAAATAAGACTTGAATTTGCAGTCGCAGGCATCGGGCTGTTGTCCCGTAAGTCTGGACCATTCTCGAACGATTGTCATTATCATCTCGCCTGACTTGAGTATGTCCTTGTCAGGCGAGAGTAATGTTTCCTCTAAGGTCACGATTCAGTTGCTACCAAAAGAGCCAAAGTGATAGCGTAGGAAGTCAGCCACAACGGATAAACGCTGTAAACTTCTTCCATCCCTGCACGACTTTCGAAAGTAACTTTTGTAACTGCATTGTTGTCGTTGGCCATCTGAGTCTGAGCCGATTTCCAGAGTCCGTTGTTCACTCCATAAGCCAGAAAACAACCTTCTGTCTGCGAGCCGTTCACTTCGACAACTACAAATACATCATCAGCCAGGTCGATGTTTGCACGTTCAGCAGCCGTAGCAGAGAACGTATCTACACTGAAAGTATGCTTGTATCCTGTTGGAAAGTTTTCAGCAATAACTGCCGAAGAGCCAGCGTTCATGAAATCTTTGAATCCTTCAATGTTGTATGAAGTTTTGCCAGAACCTTTGACCAGGTTGATAATTTTATTGCCGGTAAAAGTCAGGGCATGATTGTCCATTTTGTTGAAAATCCATGCTTTCGGTTTCAAACCCTTAACAGGTCGTGTCGTATTGGCGATGGATGCGGTTAGTAAGTTTGCCATATTGTTTTAATTTTTATTGAGGTACATATGATATATCTTGTCCTGTGAGGGGGAATATATAAATTGTTCCACTGAAGTTTGCTACATCTAAAATAAGGGCTGATGCCACGAAATGATAATCAATAACATCAATGCCTGCGATAGTTACAACCTTACCGTTAAGATCGCTTATCAAAAATCCGCTTGTGGTATTAAAGGATATAATCCCAGGATCTTCTCCAACGGCTTCACGAACCGATAACATCAATTCTACAATGTCATCCGTTTGGCCTGTGCCAAAATTGATGGTGTATTCCTCGTATTCCTCCTCCATGTCTGTACGGCTTTCATAGGTCGCTGTTACCATTGCGGCGTTATCGTTTGCCATCTGAGCCTGAGAAGACTTCCAAAGGCCATTTTGCGCCCCATAGACAGCATATCCTCCACGGTTCTTCCTTACGATTACCATGATAGCGTCCATCTCGTCCAAAGCCTTGCGATCGGCAGCAGACATCAGCGACTTAATAGCCGTAAACGAGTGCTTATAGGCCGTAGGTTTGGTTTCCGACACAACAGCCGTGTGACCTGCATTCAGCCCAAACTTGGTGGCCGTGATTGTAGGATACCACAACTGATCAGGAATTAATTTCGTGATCTCATTTTTAGCCGTAGCCGAAAATGTAATGTTGGTATTAATCCACGGAATAATCCAAGCCGTAGGCTGTATTCCTTTCGGAAAAGGAGTGGAGGCGTTAATTATCGTTTGTGTTATGCTCATCGTTTTTGAGTATAAGGGGGCAGCCGTAGCCACCCCCAAATGATTAATAAGCTACTGAAATCAAAGCAGGACGAAGAACCTTCACGTCCATATCAAAAGCGTAACGCATGATGTTCACACGGTCTTTCTGATAGTAGAACGATTCGATTTTCTTGATGTCGCTGTCGGACAACGTGGCGAAAGGAACATTTTCGGGAGTGGTGAAAATGCCACGGTTAGGCAGGTTGTAGGTTGCAACAACAGGAGAAGCACCTGTCAGAATTTGCATATCGGACAGAATCTTGTTACCCACGAAAGCGGACAAATAAATGGGTTTGCCCATGTATGCCATCTTTGGAATACCATCAACAATAGCGGTCGTAAAGCCTCCGTTGGTTGCAGGTACTGTTGAAAGGTAGGTATTGTAGTTCCAGTACAAAGCGGGGGTCAATTCAAAGTATGCTTTCGGGTCAGCCTTCAACAAGTCGGAGGATTTGTCCCACATTCCTTTCAGCGCATCGTAACCAGCGGTGGCGGAAAGTGTCAACTGCAAAGCCTTGGTAGCCGTAGCATTGGCGGGAACGGTGAAGCGTGGCGTGGTTGTTGCACCTACGGCGGTAAAGATTTGTTTCCACCATCCATCAATCGAATTGTAAAAACGAATGTCCACACCAGTTTTGATGTATCCTGCATTGGTATCCAATACGGCAGCGGTGTCACCCAAGTAAGCCAAGCGTTCACGGGTTTCTTCGATGAACGTAACCAGACGGGCAAGAATGTACTGCATAACAGCCGGTGAGCCTTCGAGGTTCGTGTGGTCGGATGCGAATTTCTTCACAATCATTTTGAAATTCTGATCTACGTCAGCCTGACAATGTGATTTAGAATCACCAATAGTTTTCAAGTCCCAATACAATTGAGTGAAATCCAAACCCATACCGCCCGATTCAGGAGGAGTACAACCGGAATCAATCCATCCCGAGTTTCCGTTTCCGTCAGCCAGAACGATTTGGGTTTTCTTGTCGATACCCGTTACTAAGTTGTGTTTCTTCAAAAAGTCCTGCGAATCAGAGTACAGGATGGGTGCGATAATCGCGCTGACGTTTGCTTCTTCTTGCGGTTCAATCGTCAATGAACCAAGGTCGTAAATTGATGCCATAGTTTTTATTTATTTTTAGTTAAGTTTTTCACGTAATTCAGCCCACTGGCTTTTCTTTTCAGGGGTTTTGTCCTTTTTTTCTTCGGGGTTAATCACAATCATTTGCGATTTGATTTGCGCCCTGAGTGCGATTTCTGCTTGACCTTTGGCGGCCAGTTGTGCTTCGAGCTCGGCAATCTTGGCTTGTAAGGCTTCGACCCCTACATTTACGGCGGGTTCTTCGACTGCATCGGTTACCTTGGTTAGCTTTCCACCTGCGAAGGTGAAAGTCTTACCGTCTGCCATAACTACGTCACCATCGGGAACGGGTGCGCCTGTGTCCAACTTGGCTGTGTCGCCTTCTTTGGGTTCGCCACCTTCCAGCACATCGGGAAATTCGATCATTGCTCCTGTTGCGTCCGTAACCATCAGCGCAACGGCTTTAGGCGGGAAGAAACGAGCTACAATTCTATCGAACAAAGAGTCATTCTTTTTGTCGATAATTTTTTCTACATCTTCTGTGTTCATTTTTTCTGTTATTTGGTTTGGTTTGAAAAATGCTACTGCCTTGTATTCAACTATCTGGGCAAAGTGCATGGCTTTTAATTGGTCAACGGACAGAGGTTCATTGATTTTCATAAATTCAGCGATAACATCCACGTCCGTACCTGTCTGTTTTGCCATAAACTTGGACATTTGGGCTTCTTCTTGGCGCATAATATTGGAAATCAGTGCCAATCCGTCAGCCGTGGTGTCCATATCTGCCATTGATTCAGGCGGTAAATAGGGGTTATGGATCAGTGCGACACCCTTAGCAGGGTTGAAAAGCCGCTTTTCGTAGGGTAAAGCCAGAAAAATAGGGGCTGCGATTGATGCCACGTCCCCCGAATTGCTTACCGATAAGAACCTTTCAGCCTTGGATTGAATGAAATCGGCCATATCGTTGCCCTGTTGAACGTCACCGCCTGGGCTATCTATGTATAAATCAATCATTTCAACACCACAAGCTGCGAAATCCGTCAATAATTGGGTGTATGTGTAGTCGGTTCCTATGATTCCTTTGATAATTATTTGCGCCATATTGAAATTTTTGTATAAAATTATTATTAACAGCCTTGAAATGTATTATCTTTGAATAATATAATTCAATCCTTTCGGCTTATGGTTTACAACATTAAAGAGTATCGGTCTAATTACTATCCGAACGTCAGCGAAAGCACGGTTTTAAGAATAATCCATCGTGGGGTGTTGCCTGTCAATCATAAGGTTTTATTAGGTCGTAAAATAATGATTGAAATACTAGGGATTGATGACGGTCTTTCTTCTTACTTCAATGCGTCTGTTGAATTTAACGCCCGCAAAAACTCGTTAATAGACTCTACTATATACGAGCTTGCGGCTGAATTATGCGTTAAGTATGACATATCGATTACTAAATTTTTCAAGTTCCATGCGCTATAAGGAATTATCAGTCTTTAGTTTCGTCTGTTGTGCTTGCGCCTTGGTCACGTCTTGAAGCACTAACGTAGGCTGTATTGGATTAGCCTGCAGTGCCTGACTGACACCCTTGGCTATCTGACTTGTAACGTCCCCGCCTGCCTGACTTATTGCCGTAGTGGTTGAGGTTCGGTTTACAAGGCCTGCGCCCTGGGTTCCTGAGGGAACAGACGTAGGAACGGACATTGATGGAGCGGATGAATTAACCCCTGAAGATACCGCCCGTTGGTCTTTCTTTACCGCCCAAACCTTACTGATAGAGGAAACAGACGAAGCAATTACACCAGCAGCAGCAACGCCGCCAGCGATGAAATTAAACGGTGCGGGTAGTCCAGATGCCACCATTGATTTGTAGGCTGAGAACGCCCCAGAGATACCGTCTATTGCTATCTGTGCGGAAGCTATACCTTTGGCTGCAACGGTTCCTTGGTCGAATATCCCAGACAGTGCCCCAACAAATTTAGAAGCGTTGTCAAGTTTTGACTGAGTGTTCAGAGCGTCAATAGCAATACCTTCCTGCCTGTACCGTTCACGGATCAACTTCTTTTGTTCCTCGGTCAGACCTTCTGTTTTCAACTCCTCCTCCATCTTTAACCGTAGCTGTTCTTTTTGGTAGTCAAATATTGCAGCCCCGTTCATTTCAGCGATGGCACGTTCATTTTCGGCCACAACCTTAGCAACCTCCTCACGCTGTTTGACCATCTTTTCAGAGGCTGCCTTTGAAATTTCAGCCTCTATATCGTAGTACGATTGTTCATAGTCCAGTAAGTCATCAATGCGTTTCTTTTCATTTTCAAGTGCCGTGTTTGCTATTGTATTGATTGTATCCCTGTACTTGTTATTAGCCTGTAGCCGTGCCAGTGTTGCTTCTTCTTCCGTGAGCTTGTTATACTTCACTTTCTTTTCGATGATAGCACGTTCGGACTCCCACGTTGCGAGCGCACCAGCTGCGGTTATGTCTTTCTCCTTGGCCTGTGAAATTTGCAAAAGGGTTTCCATCTTTTTAATCTCATCGTCTTTCGCCTTTTCTCGTTTGGCTTTCCAATTTTCGGCTGCTTTTTCTTTATCTGCCTGCACTTTTTCAAGGCGATTAGTCTCTTTAGCATCGGCAGCATCCGCGTTTTGATCTATTCTGTTCTGAGCCTTTTCTTGAATAGCAACCCATTGCTGAATCATATCCTGCCTACCCATAAGGGCTTCATGCAATGTGGCTATTTCTTCTTTGGCTGCACCACGTGCGTCTTGCATTTTCTCCGCATATTTAGATCCAAGTAATTTCAATTGCTTCATCTCAGAATCGGAAAGTTTCATTTTAATTCTAAGAGCCTCTTCTGCATTCTTTACCTCTTCATCGTTTTGCTTTTTGCTTCTTTGATAAATATCATCACTCAGTTTTTGTGCCTTTTCCAAAAGTGCTATTCTATCTTTTTCCGCAAGAGTTCTGTTTCTCGCCTGTAGCATTAGCTTTTGTATTTGGGTTTCATCCCGCTTGTTTTGCTCTTCAAGTCCTGCCTGAGAATCCTCCAACTCCTGTTGTGCCTTTTTCAGAGCCATTGCAGCATTAGCGGCATCCGACATTGATTTTCCCAGTCCTTCGGTTGATTCCTTGAGCGATTTTTGCCCTGTCAATAGTCCTATAATCACATTCTTTACAGTAGCGAATACGGCAGCAACAGCCGCAAGAGCTTGCTCGACCTTATCGACTATCGGTTTGAAGTCTTTGAACACTAAATACAACCCACCCAAAACTACGGCCACCGCTGCGATAACCGCCCCTATTGGATTTGCTACCATTGCCCACATCTGAACCAGTACTGCCTTCATCGGTGCAAGCAAAGAAGTGAATCCTCCCGACATTCCCGCTGCACTGGTAGGAACCATTGCCATAACGCCCTGCATTTTCCCCAGCGCCCCGCCATAATTTCCCACGTTCCTTTGATTCTGCCCTACGCTGTCATCAACCTCCTTAAGCTGGTCTGACATCTTCTTGGCTGCGGTGGTCGCATCCTTAGCTTGCTTTGAGTTCGAGCCATAAGCCACCGCCAAATCTTTAGCGAGTTGATTCGTGGTTCGGTACTGATCGTTAAGTAGTTTATACGCACCATTAGCTTCGTGCGTTCCTTTGGTGGTGTCCTGTAGAACACGCATATCCGCATTCAGTTGCAGGGTACGGGATTTAATCTGAGCTTCGTTCAGAATTATTGCCTGAGTGTTCGCCTTAATTGCAGCCGCATTCGTCAGCTCATCCTTGGACAGTTCTTTGTTCTGGGTATTCAAGTCAGCATTGGCCATTTTCAGGTCTTGGATAGCTTTCTTTTGAGCCGTTGCATCCTGTAAGGCTTTCCCTGCCTCTACCTTGATGTCGATTAACAGGACTTCTTTTTCTGTTGCCATCTGATTATTGATATTACGAACCGTTCGAGTAAGTTTTGTTTGCGTGTAAGAAAGTGAGCGTTCATAGCTTTTATTGCCGTAGCGTATTGTTCAGAGCGTATGCCAAACCTGACACCGTTATCCCGTGCGACCTCGGTCAATCGCTCACATTCTAAATTCCATTCCAGATAGTTCATTGCGGTAATTTTATTAGTTTCATTTTTACGCGTCCAGAGGTTAAATCGTAGGCCATTGAATCGACCCAATATAAGCCTTGTAGCTGACGGGAAAGTATCAGACGGGAGGTCATTATGTTCTCGGCCTGAATCGGGTCAAGATAGCATGTAGCATCAAGTAGGACGGGGGCTAAGAATATAGGGTCTAACAGGGTTGAGTAATAACCAGACAAGTCGTACATTTGAAAGGAGTAATTATCTTCATCCACTCCATAAGTGCTGTCATGCGAAACCCCATTGTACATAATGAACGTATCATCAGGCACTAATTGTTTTGTTCCTATGATAATTTTATTTGTAGCGTCCGAATCAGTCCCTAAAATAATTGGATTCCAAAGAACTCCGCCAAGTGATGCAGGCATATAGGTTTTTAATTTTACAACCTCTTTTAACCCCGTTCCGTCCGCTGTAATTGTGTCCGCCCCCCAATATTTATTAAGGATTGTCTTGGCAACATCGTACATAATAATGTTTGATTCTGCCAAACCTGAAACGGTGGACTTTGTAAAAGTAAACCCATCGGCTTCGGTTGGTGTTCCTGTTAATGTTGCTTTGTTTATATTGATGGATGTAGGTGTAAATTCAACATCACAAAAGAATATCAATGCAATTTCTTTTAATAGGTCTGTAATTAGATTTCCGCTATCAGTCCCGTCCAAAGTGTAGGTATAGTGTCCTACAGTTCCGCTTCGTGTTACCCAAAAATTAGGTAGGCAAAGGAATGAACTCAGGTAATCAGCTTCTGTTAAAATAGTTCCACCAATTGTAATCCCTGTTGCTGTTTCAATAGCGTCTATCATATCAGATATAGGAACAAATAGATTACGTGTTTTCGATGTTGCAATAGGCATCGTATCTTGGCTTGTGTGAAGAAAGAATACGGGAAGCCCAGAGGTTACATCACGAATACCACGAACAAACGTAACCTCGTCAACATTGGACATTATTGGGATATGCTGATAAAGATATTCGTAATGTTGGCCTGTGACTAATTCCAGACAATCACCAAAGGAAACCGTACACGAATAATCAGTATCAAACGAATCAACCTTTAAAATCGCTGAACGGGAAAACAAGCCCTTCGATATTGTGACCGCCAATGATACCTTGTTCGACCGTGTGGGGCTTGAGGCGAAACCAAACTGTTGCTCGTTTGTTGGTGTTCTCGGCAGCTTAAAAGAGTTGGTATATGTTGCCGTCCTGTCCTGTAGATTCAACAGAGATATGCCGCCCATATTCATTTCAACCGTGGTATCTGGCAGAACGTCCAAGCGGATGCCCGTTGACTGAACTATGATGCTAATAGGTGACGGCATTTTGACGGGCTTTTAGTGTCAGTTCAAAATAAAGATTCTGCTTTTCGTTAGCTGCATACTGTGAACATGAAGCAACTTCGTACGCCAAGTTTGAATCCAAGTAATCGGAAACGACAATTGGCGAATACATGATTTCAGTCAGTTGCTTGTAGTGTATTGCATCTACAGCGATGGTATCCAATCGTAGGGTTTTAGTGTTTTCCCTTGAAATATTACGGGACAATGCTATTGCTGTCAGGTTCCTGCTATTGAAAATCGGGATTTCGTTTGAAGCTTTCGAGTCCACCCCAGTGCCTAAATTCCTAAACTTCCAAAATATCCACTTACCATCTTTGTCCAACCAAGCGATTTCCGTTCCTGTGCGTGGTGTGTAAACCAAAGGGGCTGCAAGATTATTGTCCGCCGTTGTTGCTGTTCCATTAATCAGGTGTGCTGCATCCAGTGTTATGATATTGTATCCTGTTACAAGGGTGTAATTTTTTGCAACACCGCCCAGAGTAATAGCCGTTACACCTGATGAACCTGCGAAGTAAAACCCTATTTTCCCGTTGTGATAAATCGGTCGAGTAGTTCCGTCCTGCGCCAAAGGGTAGATTTCATATCCCAAGGCGGGTGTGGCAAAACAAAGTCTTACCGTTTCTCCTGCCGTAGTTGCTGAACCTGCTATCTTGATAGCGTATGTCATTGTAACATACAGCCCCGTAACCGTTACGGTTAAAGGTGTCATTCCAAGAATGGATGGAAGTATGCCAGCCCAGTCAAGAAAATAGCTCTTTACGTTTCCTGCGGTCAAAGTACAAACAGGCGTAAAGGAATACACCACACCTCCGACGGTTGTTTCGATTGTTACTGCCGGAAAGACAGCCGCCCCAAAGTCCACATTAAAAGAGGTCGATTGTGGTGCAAATGCCGATACTAGAATTTCACCTTCGGAGTCAATCAGCCCGACCAGTGTATTGATTGTTATTGCCATAAGTTGTGTATGTCGGTTTTAAGTTCAGTTATGTAGCTTCGTGTTATGGACTTGAATAGTTCCTGTTTGGATTCCTGCGTGAAGGTGTCGGTCAAGAGTCTGCCGTCGTTGTGAGCGTTCGGTACTTTGATGCCATTCTTATGAATGTTCCGTGCAATAATCCAAGCCATTGTGGCTTTCGGCATATTATCACGTGGTGTTATTCCTTTATCGTCTATCCATTCAAGAATCATTTTATACAAAGATGGGCCACCACTACCGCCTTTTGCTGTTGGTTTTCTACCAAACACCAATGCCCCCGTATATTGTGGTGCTGTCATTGATGACTGCATATCCGTAGTCGTGATATTGATATTTCGCTCAAACTTACCAGAGGCTTTTAATCCTTTGTTTTGGTAGTTGGATATTAACACCGCCTTGCGCTGTTCCATCCACGAATTAAGTATGTCCCTGACTACCATGTTTCGAGTTGTAAGGTAGCCACACCCATATCAATACCAACCGCCCCAACATTTAGTGCCCACTGATAGGAGGTTGATTTCTCCTCAATGGATGGATGCAGGTCAATTGTATCTAAAAGAAATTGATCCAGGTCGGTACGAAGTTCCGCCAAACGGTTGTCGTACTTTTGCTGAAAGGATTCCCCAACCTCTGCCACGGTATCGGTTTCAATGTCAAACTTCCGACACAAGGAAAGCTCTATGTTTTCCGTGTACCGTCCGTTACGTTGTTGTTCTTCCATGATAGGATTTGATCCGGTCAGTTGAACCATAAGTTTATAAACCCCGTCCGTCCAGTCCTGGTCGTCAAGACTGAAAACCTTGTCCGATTGATTGATGCAAAGGAACGCCCAGCCTCTGTCCTCTGTCTGTTTTCGTAAGTAGCTAATCAGGTCTAACATTTATTCAGTGCTTTAGTGTAGTCGTTAATAGCTTTATTGTACAGTGCTTTGACGTAGCAAAGTTCCCACGGCAACGCTCTAACGGTTTCGTACTTAGTGATGTCCCCCTGACAGAGTGCATCCGTTTCTGGAAACTTGTAAAAGTTGTCAAACCCGCCCATCTCATCCAAGGCTTCAATCTCCTTTGGTGTGGGTGTGCCTCCAAGGGTTTCGGATTCAAGTAAACTGATTTCCTCTACGGACTGACGGATAGCCTCAAACGTAGCGAGAACAATATGGAAAGGAGCGGTAGCGATTCCAGGCATATCAATAGCCACCAAGTCGTAGATGTTCTGATACGTTACCGAAGGCATTATCTCCTGAGCGTCCTTTACTTGCCCGTGTGTCCATTTACGGCAATCAACCACGAAGCCTTCCTGCATCATTGCAATATGCTGCAACTCCTCACGCTGCGAGTCAGGCAGTAAGAGGAACTCTTCAAAGGTCAGTTGAGGGATTTTCATTTTATTACATTTGACGTTTCTAAGTTCTTACCCTTGTAAACAAAGATAAGATTGTGATAGAAGTGGATCGAAATTATATTCTTATCGAAGTATGTTTTTTCGTATTCTCGTATCGGGTATTCACAACTATTCATGCAATCTGTCAAAGACTTAAAGAAGTTCATTATGGTGTATTCCGTATAATCAATTGAACCGCCGTACTCTTTCCAATAAGATGTCTGGGTATCTTCGATAACGTAGATACCACCATCTTTTAGCAAAGGAAACAGCGTTTTGAATGTCGTAATTACATGACTGTTTACATGACTGCCATCGTCAATTATAACATCAATGTCTCTTATCTGTGAACAAACATTATTAAGAAAGGAAACGTCCGTTTGGTCACCCTTGAATATCCTTATCCTATCCTCTGCGTGCTTTGACTTGTCGTAAATGTCAACCCCAAAGATCCTACCCTTTGGAAAATACTCTTTCCACATTCGCAAAGATTCACCCCCTGCATTTATGTTATCGTCTCCACCTACACCAATCTCTAATAAGTTGATAGGATTATTCTCGTACCGTGACAAGTGGAACATATAAGGGGCTGCGTAATTATGCCCGTTTACCTTGTCCGTTCCGTGTCGTAATCCTATTGCATTTAAATCCTTCATAGTTCTAATATTTTAAGTTTTGGGTTTTGGGACAAATATAGCGAAAATAAACCTTCCAAAAAGAACGTGAAAGCCTTGTAAGGTTTGCCTTGACGGTGTGGCTCTTCGGCTTCGTACAGCTCTTTTACTTCTTGTATCTTGGAATCACGAAAGAAAGATACGGCCTTATTCAGATAATTGGTGCAATAGTCATCAAAAACTTTTGGAGTTGCTATCCAGTAGTTGCACCAACAGATTTGATTAACCGGGTATTCGTAGAGCTTAAAAGGAAACAGGTTATAATAATCTGCCATCTTGCACATGTCAGTAATGGCCTTGCAACCCTCCCTGACGTATGGGTGTTTCTGAACGCCGTAAATCTTTGGTGAACCTATAATGACATCATATCCGGGTATTTTGAATTGCTTTGATGTAAGGTTCGTCTTCTCCTTAAACCTCCAAGAAAGTACCCCTACGTACTTTGACTGCATCCATTCCCTGCGATGGTTCAGCCAAACGGACATAATAACGTCGTTCTCGAAGTTATGTGTCGTACCCCTGTTGTCGTAAGGTATGAACCCACCGTCCAAACGTTCCTTGCTCTCTTCGTTGTACCAAATCTGATAGATGGTGTAATCTTCTGAAAGCCTTCGTTTCGGAAGCTGGGTTTTGTCGTAGTACAGTTCCTGGTACAGGATAGGACGCTGACGCATTAGTAACGCTTTCTGGGCTGGTGTTGCCTTTTCTGAATCTATGTACTGGCCGTCTATGTAGATTATCATGCTGAAATTCTTGAAATGACTCTCTGAACTCCATTTGTAAACGCATATCCAGCCGCATCCAGTAGATGGTTGGATTTATCTATCGGGGTTTCTGATTTCTTGTCAGACCAAACGTACTGCATTAATTCGTTCTGAAGGTTGACAGATTCAGGTGTTATGACCAAGTGATACGACTGCATTTTCTTGATCCTATCCACCACACGCCACTTCTCGCACTTGGTGATATTGAACTTTTGCCCAAGGTCTGAAATCAATCTATCCTCAGCACAGTCAGCAATGATATGTTCTCTACGTCCGACATGATAGGATAGTTGGTTAATCAGCATATCCATTGACTGGCCGTTCTTGTAGAAACATTCATGCAGATAGACGGTTTTATTCTTTTCATCGACTGCAATCTTTACAAGTGCGTCAGGGTCTGACGAAAAACCGAAGTCCAACCCAAAACGATACGGCAATAGGTCGTTAAACGCTCCTACCTCCCAGTCGGTGTAAATTGCGCCTTCAATCTGCCCGTACTCACCAAGGCCGTAAACCTTCCACCAGTTCGACCAATAGCCATAAACCCCACGTGCTGCCTCTTCGGATGCTTTGCGTTCGCCTATTCTGAACTCTTCCTTTTGGGTTTCTGAAAGATTCTCGTAGTTGTCCTTAAACGTGGAATGAATTGTACACACATCTTTACGTGAGTTTATGTCGTAACCTTCCGGATCATCTATCCAAAACTTAACAGATGGGTTGTAATCCACCAGGGTACATTCGGTTGTACGCTGGATTAACTGATGGACAATATTAAACGGCATCTTGTTGGCTTCGTTCAAAAATAGAATATCCCTGGCCGCCCCCAGTGCTTTGCCTAAATTGTCAAACGAAATAAACTCATGGATCGTGTTGCCGTAGGTGTAGATATACGGGTCTTTGGTTCGGATCATGTCTGGAATGATACCACGCTCATTCAGGATGTTATCATAGTCACGTATTGCACCGCCTTTTAAGTGTGGGATTGAAAGCCCTACCGTAGTTATAACACGCTTCTTTGGCTTCTGTGCTATCAGGTCCAACAGTTGAAGCTCTCCGTAGGTCTTTCCCGAACGTGTACCGCCCCGATTTTCAATAAATCCGTAGCCCTTTGCGTAGGCTTCAGCGGTTTTTATGAAGGTCGGTGTGTACATAATGTGTCAATTTTGTTTTTCGTTCGGCGGGCCAGTCTTTATGTTGTTACAAAAAAAGCCGATAATGTTTTAATCTGTTACTCTTTTGACAAAACGGATTCCATTATTGCTTTCTCGTGATCGTTGCGGACAATGATTTGAGTCTGTTTTAGTTCTTTGCCGTCTGAGGTTACATCTAGTTTATCACCGTACTTCTTTGGATTCATGCGAGCCACAACCCATTTCCGTGCATCAACCTTTAACCTGCGGTGTTCAATCATATCTCCGACCCTTGTTTCAACGTCGAAAGCATCACCTTCAACCCCATCGACTTGAATAGTTTTCTCTTTTCTAGAAACGCCTTCCTCTGTGGTGTCGGCAATCTCAATTATCTCTTCAAACAATACGTCAGAACGGACAATACGCGCATAGTTGTACAATGTTTCGCGCTCTTTCTTATCCGTTATCCATTTATAAAAAGTCACTAGATTTATTTCAGACGCTTCTACGGCTTTATTGAATGATAGGTGGTCTTCTATGACGCTGTTGCAGATTGAAGCGAATATAGCGTCTTTCTGATCGTCTGTATAGGTTATTCCTTGTGCCATAGTTTTGATGTTTGTTTGCAAATATACAACCCTTTACCCTATTTTGTAACATTAGATACAATTTATTTTCCTAAACGCAAAAAAGCACAGTGCTACCCGTGCTTAAATTTCCTACTTCCTATTCTCTCCTGTCACGGAAACACCATGTACGAATCCGTGCATTCGTTCATCTAAGGTTCGAAATACTTTATAGTGTACCCCTCATTTCTTTAATTGCCTTATCAGCCGTTTATCAGGCTTTATATGCTTTGCCCGTTCAAACCGATCCAGTTCGTCCGACAAACCTTTCAACTTGTCGTAAGAGAACCGAATCATCCCTTCATCATTTCGCTCCTTTGCCAGTTTGTATTCGTTTGTCCAATACTCATACGTTCCGACATTG